AGCGTGACAGCCAGCGCAAAATGGTTTGGTTTGCTTTGTCAGGCATGGTGATGTATCCGGTTGCTGTTGTTACTTGCTCGATCGCTGGGTTTGATACTGCGGCTCAACTACTGCACGACATTGCGAATATTTACTTGGTTTCTGTGTCGGCACTTGTTGGTGCTTACTTTGGCTTTAATGCATACGAGGCACGCAAATGATTGAACAGCTAATTGCTCCAGTCACTGGCCTTTTAGATAAGTTCGTGGAAGACAAGGATCAAAAGGCTCGTCTCGCTCACGAGATATCAACTATGGCGGAGCGTCATGCTCAGGAGTTAGCCAGGGCGCAGTTAGAAGTAAACAAGGTAGAAGCGGCGCATAAGTCGCTTTTTGTTTCAGGGTGGAGACCTGCCGTTGGTTGGTGCTGTGTTTTGGGGATGTTCGGCAACTTCATTTTGATACCCCTAACTAACTTTGTTTTGGCTTTACTAGCGATGGATATAACTATACCGCTGATTGACTTAGAGACTATGATGCCTGTATTGATGGGAATGCTTGGGCTTGGAGCAATGCGCTCGTACGAAAAAACCAAAGGCGTGTCGAGGGAAAAGTAAATGGTTAGTTCAGACATTGGCATTAATATAGATCTTGATATTCCTGACATTCCTTCTGACATCGTTGAAACCGTATCTGAAGAAATGTTTGGTCAATATGGTGATCGTTTGTTTCCTTACGTGTATACGGCGCGTAATGACGATTTGCAAACCGGGCAAAGCAGAGGGCCGCTAGACGGCCTTTCTGTTGAAATGCTTACCGCACAAGATTTAGCAAGTCGTTTTGCACAAGACCCTTACGCTCAAGAAGCTTTTGGAACTTTTGATAATTACATAGGTTATCTAGATAGTCTTTTAGATCTTGCAGAAGAAAATCCTGATATTGCGTGGTGGGAAGATAAAGGGTTTAGAAATTTAACTGGATCAAATCAACAAGTTGCTGAGTTTTACGGGCTTGAAGATGAAGATGCTCGAATGGGCAGTGGCGCAAGAATTGATGCTGAAACTGAAAATATACAGGCGGCTGAAGAGGCGTATCAGGCGATGTTGGCTTTGCCTGAATATCAACAATTGCTTCGAACTCACAATGTTAATACGCAGTTTAATTTAAGCGGAAGCGATGTTTACCTTTTTAATGGATTGACTGCTACTGAAATTCACGAAGGCACTGACACGGTTGGCTCTGCGTTCGAACAAGCCATGAATGTCGCTAATCAGCTTTTTCTTGCATATGCAACGGGTCAAGCTGTAGGTGCTGTTACTGGCGGGGTTGGTGCTGTAGGCGGTTCAGAAACTATAGGCGCGGCTTTAGATACGGCTCTTTCAAATGCTGTATATCAAGGTATAACAACTGGAGAAATAGATCTAGAGCAAGTTCTTACATCTGCGGCAGTAGGTGGAGCGACTAATGCGTTAGCTGACTTTGTTGCGAGTTATGTACCAGAAGATTTAGCAGAGGCATTTTCTACAGGAAACGAAGCCGCTAACAACATAATAAATAGCATGATGCGCGATGCTCTTAAGCAAGGCATAACCGAAGGAAGTATTGATATTAATCAAGTTATTACTTCTGGCTTAATTACTAGCGCTCAAGAATTTATTGAATGGTTTGAACAAGACGCACAAAACGCTCAAGCGCAAGAAGCATGGAACGAAGCAAAAGCAAGAGAAATTGAAAATTTAACTATGGAGACAGTAGAGTCTCAGCTTGGGCAGTCTTTAAATGCGGCTCTTGCCCAGCAAGAAGCAAGCTCTATGAGCAGTTCGCTTCAGGCATTGCAGGGATCTTTGCAGTCTATTTATGAGCAAGCTTATGAAACGGAATTTTCTCCTGTTCCTCCCGGCGAAAGCACTGTTGACGCCGCAGGATCTGAGTTCGCAGATACCACTGCTGACCTAACAGAAGATACAGTAGGGCAAGAATTGACGCCTGTATCATCTACATTAGAAGCAAGCGAAGATTTTAGAGACAGTGCGGCTTATCTTGAAACTGATTTAGGCACAAGAGAAATTGATGGAATTACTTATGAAAGAGTAGAGCCTACTCCAGATAATCCTCAAGGACTTGGAAGAGTTATCAGTATTGCAGATGACGCCAATATAGAAGATGTTTTTGACGCATTAGTTTTGCCAGAAAATCAATATGCTAGCGTTGTAAGTGCCGATGCTTATGGTGTTAGCGATCCTAAGTTAATTAACTGGTTGTGGGATCAAGCTGGTCAAGAGGCATCTCTTGCAGGCGGGGAGTTTTCAGGGGCATCTCAAAGAGAGATATTTGAAGGCTACTTTATAGATGCTGGCTTAAAGCTCACTGCCATTGGAAATACGTTTGTTATTCTTGACGGTCAAACACCAGGAGTAAGCGATTTTCTTGATAATCAGCAATTCGAAACGGCAGGCACAAGAGTAACAAATATAGATTTTGCTGATACTGAAAGTAATTTAGCAGAAGAGCTTCAGCAGGCTGGTATGAGTGAGCAGGAGTCTGAAGCATTTTTAAGTGAGTTGCGTGAATCAAGTATGCAGGCAGAAGCGCCTGATACTGTTCTTGAGTCAGAAATAGATGTTCCTGATTTTGATGTAGACGAAGAACCTATAGAAGATCCTTTGGTGGAAGAACCGCCAGAACCACCAGAGCCTACGGAGCCTCCAGAGCCAACAGACAGACAAACCGATCAAGAGTCAGCCGCTGGGGCAGAAAGTGCCGCAGGTGCCGCTGGCGATGCTTCTACTGGTGCTGACCCAGCAGGCGGTGGTGGCGGCGCAGATGCTGGCGCAGATGCTGGCGCAGAATCTTCACAGGCGGCTACAGCTACTTCTAGTATTGTTGAAAGTTTGTTTGGCGATTACCTAGACAATGCGGCACAAGAAGCGGCGGCAGATGCGTATAGGTCGGCAGATCAAATAGCACAGGTAGTTAATCAGGCCGCACAACAAACGGTTGTTCAAGGTGGTGAAGTTACTAGGGCAGAGATTGAAGCCGCTGTAAGGGAGTTAGCAAGTCAAACGGGTGTACAGCTAACAGACCAACAAGTTGAAGCAATTACTAATTCTGCTACGTCAAACTTAGAAACGGCATTAGGAGAAGGCGATCCAGACATCCCTGTTAGCGAATTACCTGAAGAGCCTACAGTTTCAGAGCAAGACGTAGATCCAAATCAAGAGCAAGTATCAGATCCAGATCGTCAAGAACCGCAAATGTCGGTTGGCTTGCCTGGTGTTCCCGTAGAGCCTGATGATTCCACTGATCAACAATCTACTGGTGCTACAGATCCTTTAGATCCTGTAGACCCTGATGATGCAACAGATGTTACTGAAGGGCTCGATACTGACCAAGATCCTCTGGATGATTTAGATTCCGATGAAGACATTCCAGTTGAAGGCGCCCTAGAAGGAGATGAAGCAGGGGCGCCAGCAGGACAAGAAGGTGGTGCGGATGACGGTAGCGCAACAGGAGCGCCAGAAGGGGCAGAAACTGGCGGACAAACAGGAGATCCTGAAGGAACGCAAGTTGGCACTCAAACAGGCGCTGACGCAACTTCACCTACAGGTTCTGAGACTAGAACTGAGACTGGAACTGACGGCACTGGTGACTCGGCAGAAAGCGATTCTAATACTGGAGGAATGCTAACTGGAGAAACTACAGATCCTATTACTGGCCAAGATGAAGATTTTGATCCTGGCGCAGGCGAGCCAGAAATTCCCTTAGAAGATGCCTCTGAAGACTTTGGCGATCCCATAGAAGATGCTTTATCAGGTACAGGCGCTAGCACAGGCACTGGTGGCGGAGAAGGCACAGGCGTTGGATCGGGCATTGGAGAAGGTCAAGGGACTGGAACGGGCGCAGGCGAAGGCTCTGGTGTTGGTGATGGCATAGGCGCTGGAACTGGTACAGGTGTAGGCGAATCTGATGGAGTAGGCTTTGGCGGTCAAGAGGGCGCTGGAACTGGAGATGCAGATGGCACAGGCACAGGTGTTAGAGAGCAAGGTACTGGCACCGGAATGGGCGGTCAGGGCACTGGTCGAGGTAGTGGCTTAGAAGGTTTAGGTCTGGGCGGTTTAATGCTTGGGATGCTAGGCGGACAACAGCCCGCACCAAGAGCGCCCGTTAACTTTGATGAATTTTATAGAGAGTTAAGTCAATTCGATCCTATGCGGCCAAATGTAGGAGAATATAAGCCTGATATAGACCCAGTATTAGCACTTAACCAAAGGCTAGGAATGTTAACAGGAAGAATCGTATGACTTTTTTAAACCTAATGAACAACGTATTGCGCCGTCTTCGTGAGGAAGAGGTCTCGTCTGTTACTGAGTCTACCTTTGCAAAAATGACAGGCGACTTTATTAATGACGCCAAGCATATAGTAGAAGAGTCAAACGACTGGTCTGCACTCAGAAGCACAATCTCGATCTCGACAACAGCTTCGGACAACACCTATTCACTAACTGGCGTTGGCAATAACGTAAAGGTCATGTCAGTAATCAACGATACTCAAAACTGCTTTATGGAGTATCAGAGCAAAGACTGGTTTAACGATGCGCTTTACATTTCTAGCGCAGTAGAGGGTGCGCCTAAGTACTTTACGTACAATGGCGTTGATGCAAGCGGAGATACTCAGGTTCTTGTCGGGCCAACACCCGATGGCGTTTATAACCTGCGGTTTGATGTTATTAAGCGACAGGCAACCTTGTCATCTAATAGCGATTCTTTGTTAGTTCCTTCTCAGCCAGTTATTCACTTAGCAGTTGCACTGCTTGCTCGCGAAAGAGGCGAGACAGGCGGCACATCAGCACCAGAATATTTTGGTATTGCAGATAAGTTTTTATCTGATGCAATAGCAATTGATGCGGCCAAGCATCCAGAAGAGATGATATTTAGGACGATTTAATATGGCGCAACAACTACAGAGCATCAATCTTGTCGCACCAGCGTTCAAAGGTGTAAACACCGAAGATTCGCCGTTAGCACAAGACCCATCATTTGCAGAGGTTGCAGACAACGCTGTTATTGATAAGCGTGGTCGTATTGCATCTCGCAAGGGTCATAGTGTTCTTACGACAAACAAGACCGCTCTTGGTAGTGCAAAGATTCGCGCCATTAAAGAATTTAGAGATGATGGCGGTAACAATAAGATATTTTCTATAGGCAACAACAAGATCCTTAGCGGGACTACAACGCTAGCAGACGAAACTCCTGGCAGTTACAGCATTACCGCTGATGACTGGAAGATGGTGACGTTTAACGACAAGATATATTTCTTTCAGCGAGGATTTCAGCCGCTTGTCTATGACAACTCAGGAGGCTCTGTTGTTACGCTTAGTAGCGTTTCTGGCGCCGCTGGTGTAACCAGTGCGATGTATGGAAACGAAGTCCTAGCCGCTTATGGTCGTCTGTGGACTGCTGACTTTAGCTCTAACAAATCTACTGTTTACTGGTCTGATTTGTTAATAGGACATGACTGGTCTGGTGGTACTAGCGGTAACATTGATATCTCAAAAGTATGGCCTGATGGCTATGATGAGATTGTTGCTCTAGCCGCACACAATGGCCTGCTAATTATCTTTGGCAAGCACAGCATTGTTGTTTATGAGGGCGCAGAGTCTCCAGCGTCAATGACTCTAGCGGATACGGTTGCAGGTGTTGGTTGCGTTAATAGAGATACGGTTCAGTACACTGGCGCAGATGTGTTGTTTTTATCTCATACCGGACTTCGTAGCTTTGGTAGAACAATACAAGAAAAGTCTATGCCAATTAGTAGTCTTTCGGGGAACATTACTAAAGACATTATTAGCGCAATACAACAAGAGACAGAGTTCTTCCGATCAGTGTACAGCCCAGAAGAAGGGTTTTATTTACTTCTGTTTTCTTCCCAAAATCTAATCTTCTGCTTTGATGTTAGAAGCACTTTAGAGAATGGCTCGTACCGAGTTACTCGATGGATCGACACAGACTTTACGGCCTTTGAGCGTTTACAAAATGGCACGCTTTACGTTGGAACAGATAACGGAATAAGCGAACACAAAAACTATACAGACAATGGAAGCACCTACCGATTTAAATACTTTAGTCCGAGCTTGACGTTTGGCGATGCTTCTCGAATGAAGATCGTTAAAAAACTAAAGCCAACATTAGTGGGCGCAGATCAAGCGACAATCTTTTTGAAGTGGGGATATGACTTTTCATCGGATTACACAACGGTGGAATACACAACGTCTTCTCCAGAAGTTTCTTTTTATGGTGTATCTGAGTTTGGTATAGGAAAGTTTACGGCGGGTGTTGCGGCAAACCAAAAGGTTGTCAATGCAACAGGCAATGGAACTACGGTAGTAGTGGGATTGGAAGCAGACATCAATGGATCTGCTCTTTCATTACAAGAAATTAATGTATTGGCTTTGATCGGAAAGCTACTCTAGCTAGGAGAACACAATGGTCGCACCACTTGTTCAAACCGGACAAAATAACGACCCAGGCATATTTGATGGGTTTACTGAATTTTTTAGAGATGTTGGCAGTAGTCTTGGCACCCTTGGTACCGCGATAAAACCTGCCTTGCCTGCAATAGCAGGATCTCTATTAAGCAAAGAGGCTTATGATCGCTTAAGCGATATTGGAACTCAGTCTATTTTGGGTACTACGGTTGGCGGTCAGCGTATTCCAGGTGCTTTAGAGTTAGCTGAGCGAGCGCAAGCAGAGTCTAGGTTCCAGCCGTTTACAGTTACTACGCCAACAGGCGCTATGTTTACTGCAAGGGCAGGTCAGCCTGGGTCTATGTTACCTCCAGTAACAACAAGCCCTTCGGCTCCTCCATCTATGGGCTTACCTCCCGGAATGAATGTACCCGGTGGCACTCCTGGCTTTGACTTTACTAGAGGTCAGATGCCTCTTATGTATGAAGATGGAGGCCCAACACGAAGTCAACTAAATGCCCTCAAAAAAATGGCAGGTCAAGACGCAGTTATTGGCGGGACTCCCGGCTTTGATTTTGGCGATCAAGCGATGGGTATTGTGGCGGGCGGCCTTGATCCAACTGCACCACCACCTGCTGGGTTAGAAGAGGCTATAAGAAGATCACAAGAGCAGTCTGACAATATGATGCCTGCCACCCCTGCTGGGTCAGGTGTAAACGTTAGCATGGATCTTTCTCCTCGAGAGCAGGAGCTTTCTCGCGGATTGTTTGGTGGAGCAGGCGATTTCTTTAGCAGAGCCTTAACACCAACAGAACAGCGTGAAGCGCAGATATTTGAGCGCATGAGGGCTGTACAGCGCCCTGAGGAAGAGCGTCAGCGCCTTGCTCTAGAAGAAAGGTTGGCGGCCCAAGGTCGTCTAGGAACGTCTTCAGCGGCTTATGGTGGTGGCACGCCAGAGCTTTTGGCCATGTCTAGAGCGCAAGAGGAAGCGCGCAATACAGCCATGCTTAACGCCATGCAACAGGCGCAAGTAGAGCAGGCGCAACAAGCATCACTAGGCGGACAGTTATTAGGTGCCTCTTACTTGCCACAGGCCGAAATGGTTTCTGCATTGACGCCCGCATTGCGGCAACAAGAGCTTGCTCAAGCGGCACAACAATTTGGCACAGGGCTATTTGGAGAAACTGCAATGTCTGGTCTGGAGGCTCGATTGCTTGCTGAGCAGGCTCGTGCAAATCTATTGGGCGGCATTGGATCAAGCATATTGCAAGGTCAATTTACGCCGCAATATGATAGTTCCGGTAACGTGTTGTTTGAAGGTTTAGATCTTGGAGATATTGCTGGCAACATTGGGTCGGGACTTACTGGTTTATTCAACAGCATATTCCGCAGATAATTTAATTGGAGATTAGCAATGGCTAAGTTTTCTCAGCAGTTTTTACGAAGTCTTACTCAACCTACTCAGTTTGAGGAGGGGTTGTTTAGTGCCGCTCAAAGCATTGGCATGAGGCCGGGAGTTAAGGCATTAAGACAAGCGCA